TTTTGATAAGGCCAGTGGCCGTGACGTTGCCTCTGGGCCTTGGAAGCCCGACACCTACAAGATCAATGCTGATAGGATTAAACGCGGCGAGGCTGTTGGTGAAAACTGGATCAACGGCAAGCTAGGTGAGGCATTGGTAGAACGCGGGCTTGTGACCGATCAGGATCTTCTGCCATACCGCGAGGCAATAGGTTTTGCAAAACGCTTTGAAGAATGCTAGGCTTTTAATTGGGCGTCTTACCCTCAATCTGCTCAACTCCCCCCTCTGGCTAGGTTTCGCACTGCAACGAGGGGGGTCTTTTCTTTTAGTGGTTCTTAGCATACTATACACAACATATAGACGCACCCTTTAAGGACGGACTTATGCAACCAGAAGTTGAAGCCGATACTAACATAGTGAAAAATAAACCACCCGCTGCTGGGAAGGGTAGACCTAAAGGCGCTAAGAATAAAAACAGTAAGCTTTTAAAGGACGCGATTTTAGAAGCTGCTGAATTAGCTGGTGGCAAACGTGGCATGGTTGCTTATCTTCAACTGCAAGCAGAAGCGAACCCAACTGCCTTCATGGCGCTTATGGGAAAGGTTTTGCCGTTACAAGTTACCGGCTCTGGCGCACAAGGCGAGCATGAGTTTGTTATCAAATGGAAGTCATAGAAATTGACTACACGCCAAGGCTACAAGCGCGAGAGTTTCACGACAGAACAGAGCGTTTTGCAGTACTGGTTGCTCACAGGCGATTTGGTAAGACTGTAGCTGCGGTTAATGATCTTATCAGAGATGCGCTAACCATTGATCTACCTAACGTCAGGGTGGCTTATATCGCTCCATACCTTTCCCAAGCTAAAGCAGTCGCATGGGATTATGCATTGGAGTTCACCAGAGATATTCCACAGATAAAAGTAAACCACAGTGAATTGCGCATAGACTTCCTGAATGGTGCGCGGTTTCGATTGTTTGGTGCTGATAACTACAATGCTTTGCGCGGGTTATATTTTGATGCGGTCGTGGCTGATGAAATGGCAGACTTCCCTGCATCAGCATGGCCCACAGTCATCAGACCGGCTATCGTAGATCGAAAGGGTCGCGCCACAATAATTGGGACGCCTAAAGGCAAGAACGAATTTTGGGAAATGTATGACTATGCGAAGAACCATCCTGATTGGTGGTGCAGGATGTTCAAAGCGTCTGAGACAAATATTCTTGATGCGGATGAACTTAAAGAAGCTAAACGCACGATGGGCGAAGATCGCTATGAGCAAGAGTTTGAGTGCAGCTTTGAAGCAGCAATTCAAGGGGCATATTACGCGCAAGAAATGAAAACGGCTACGACTGACGGTAGGGTGACGAATGTTCCTTACGATCCAGCAGTCGGCGTTACAACTGCATGGGATCTTGGCATAGGTGACAGCACGGCCATATTCTTTGCTCAGTATGTAGGGCAAGAAATCCGCATCATAGATTATTATGAAAGCAGCGGGGTTGGCTTAGACCACTACGCAAAGGTTCTGAGCGAAAAGGGATATCATTACGTTGAGCATATCTTGCCGCACGATGTGCAAGTTAAAGAGCTAGGAACAGGAAAGAGTCGCGTAGAAACTTTAGATGCGCTGGGCATATCTGACATCACGATAGCGCCAAAGCTCCCTGTAGATGACGGAATACAAGCGGCACGATCTATGATTGCACGGTGTTGGTTTGATGAAGAAGATTGCGCCAGAGGCATTGAAGCATTGCGGCAATACCGTAGAGAATTTGATGAGCGGTTAAAGACTTGGCGGGGTAGGCCTCTGCACGATTGGACATCTCACGGCGCAGATGCATTTCGATATTTAGCCGTTGGAAAGCAGACCCGACAAGATTGGGGTGAGCCGATTAGAAGGAATTTGCGCGGGATAGCCTAATGTGGTAGGGTGCAAAAAAACCCTGCGGAGAAACCTTTATGCTACCATATACTCAGCCTCAAGACGCATCTGGTCATCTTATCGATGATGTCTATCCTTTATCAGATTATGCAAATTGCCGTGTACTTGCTTCTGGCACTGCGGAAGATTTATTGGTTCCTGCTGGCGCTAATTTCTGCACACTTACTGCTGATGGCACGTTTTACTTCAACATGAACGGCACTGCCGCAAAGCCAACTGGTGATATTACTGATGGCTCATCTTCGCGGATCGGAAATGCGTCTGGTACAAGCTTGGTTGTAGAGGCTGGCGAAAACATCAGCGTTGTGGCTGATGCGACAAGGATTGTTACTGCTACATTTTGGAGTGAGTAATGGCTGCTAAAAAGAAAAAGCCAAAGGGTCTTTACGCAAATATTCACGCTAAAGCAGATCGCATTAAGGCTGGATCTGGTGAAAGAATGCGTAAGAAGGGTGCAAAGGGTGCGCCTACTGATAAGGCTTTTAAGGCTGCGGCTAAGACTGCAAAGAAAACTGAAAGCAAAAAAAGGACAGCGTAATGGATGGATCAGGCAAGAACTTTACACCTTGTGATGGATGCCCGACTAGAGGCGCTTGCAAGAAAGCCGGTCGGTGTTTGATGAAATCAATGGCGGAGAAATAACATGCCTTATGGACATAAAAGAAAAGGCGGCAAGGGCGGTAAGAAAAAATAATGGCTAGACAGTATTCCCCAGAAGAGTTGGGCATGACCCGCGCAAAGCCTGTTGGTGGTGATAGCCCTAAAGCCAGCGATAGAACAAAGTCTGGTTCTGGCGGCAAGGGTGGTCGTAAAGATGTAAACCCTGAGACAAAAACTGGAAAATCGGCAATCACGCGCAGTCGTGGCGGTGGTTTTGGTTATTATGACGACAGAGGCAAATATGTTTCTGCGTTTACTGATGCGATTGATGGTGGTGGTAAAAACCAATCTGGAACGTATTTTGCTGGCGGGCCTTTATCAAATATTCTGAATGTAATGAAGGTTGCACCTAAAGGTTCTGGTGATGTGCCGCGTGAAAGAATTGGCTACCGTGATCTAACCGATATGTTTGACCAAGGTGGCCCACAGGCAAGCGGTGGTGGCTTCAGAGGCGCGGGTGGATTTAGTGGTCTAGGCAATATAGCCAATATGCTTACCGGCAATCAAAGCGAGCGCGTTGGTTATTATGATGAGGGTGGCCGGTTTTATGAGCCGCCGGTGCCAGCATCCACAGGTGCATCTACAGTTAATTCGCAACCATCAATGGTAAATCCAATGGGCGCAGATTATCATGGTATGTCTAAGCAAGCTGGATCTACTTATGATATGATAATGCCGCAAAACAAAACAATGCCCTCTTTGCCATCTTATTTGACAGGGCAAAAAATGGGTCAAGCTCCTGACGTCCCATCAACTTATAATACTCTTAAAACTACTTATGGTCAGGATATTATGCTGCAAATGGCTCGTGATGCGGTGGCCCAATCAATGGGTGTTGAGGCATACGCAATGCTGCCGCTGGAAGAAAAGCAATTTAGAGAGCAACAAGCACTTAATCAGATTATGAGTTCAATGCAGTAATGGCTAAAGCAAAACCTAAAAGCCGAAAGTCTGGCCCAAGCTTATCAGTAGGGCGCGGAGAAAAGCTGTCTGTAAAGCGTGGCGGTGGTTTAACGGCTAAGGGTAGGGCAAAGTATAACAAGGCCACAGGGAGCAATCTGAAGGCTCCTGCGCCTAGCCCAAAAACAAAGAAAGAGAAGGCTCGCAAAAAATCTTTCTGCGCCAGATCACAGGGCTGGACGGGTGAGCGGGGCAAGGCTGCGCGTAAAAGGTGGAAGTGTTAGATGGCTGAAAGCTTTAGGGATCTTTACGCACAAATAACAGGTGATACTTTCAACGCTTATCGTCCTAGAGAGGATGGCGTTGAAGGTCATATGTATGGTGAAGCCACACTAAAACGCGCTGTAGAGAAATTGCAGTCAATGCCCGCTGGCCCACAAGAAACTTATATGATGTCAAAAATGACAAATATGGGGCCAAAAAAAGGTTTATTTGCTGGTAGTATGTATGACCTTACGCCAGAGGCGGGTGAGGATTATTTCAGAAATCAATTAGACGATTTTAGAGATCCAGATAAAAACAACCTTAATGTCGGTATGGATACGCTAAAGACACTTTTACATTCTGGCGTAAGCCCCGCAACTAAGATGGGGTTTGCTCGCGGTTTGTTTAGATATTTGTCGGAAAGATAAAATGGCAAGTTTTATAGATTTTCTTTTGCAGAACAGAGGCGCTTTACATCCAGAATACCGTGATCCGCGTGAAAGTATCGGTAGGCAAACAACGCAACGCGCTTTATCAGAATTGGATGAAATTGGGGAAATTGGGCAAGGATCATTTAATCCCTTATATGGATTGTTGCGGGCTGTTAGTGCGATTGAACCGGCTTATAGGGCAGCAACAGGTGTTACTACAGGAGCAATCCAGTCTGCTGCTGAAGGTTTCCCATTTTATCTCAACGAAAGTTCCAGTGACAGATTAGGTCGTGATTTATTGGCAATGCAGAATGAAGCGCCATTAGAAATGGTTGCTGCACCGTTTGCGGGGTTAATTGATATAGCCGGTGAGTTTGGATCTATGGTCAAGAGATCAAGGCCATATCTTCTTGGCGATACATTAGAGGGAAACCCTGATGTAATGAATTTGCCAGAAAAGGGCAGACCGGCAGCGGTAGGCATTCCAGATGAAGGCAGATTTTCTTCTAGGCCGATTGCTGAAGTGCAAAGCGCATCTCGCAAATATATGGATGAAACCGGCATAGATATTCCAGAATACATTGAATACCCAGAAATGGATCAGCAGCGGGCCAAATATATAGCAGCAGCGTATGAGCGCATGAAGCACGATCCAGATAATCCAGAAGTAAAAGCTGCATATGAAGCGTTAAAAAATGAAACAATGGCGCAGTATGAGGCTCTTAAAAATACTGGCATAGATTTTAAGTTTCTGCGCGAGGGCCAGACAGATCCATATGCAAGAAGCCCCGCGATGGGTTATCAAGATGTTGTGGAAAACAGAGAATTAACTGTATTTCCTACTGACTTTGGCTACGGTTCTGGTGAGTTTGATGCATCAGACAACCCTCTACTTGGTTTTGTTGGGCAAGTTGGCGATAAAGAAGATGCTGTTGCAAATGACGCTTTCCGCGTTGTGCATGATATGTTTGGTCATTTAGGTGCAGGAAACCCTCAATTCAGAGCAAAAGGCGAAGAACGCGCATGGTTAGAGCATAGCAGGATGTTTAGCCCAGAAGCTCGCAAGGCCATGACAACTGAGACACGCGGTCAAAATAGCTGGTTAAACAGTGGGCCATTTGCAGATCAAAATGCTACTGCTTTGGGCGCTGATACAGTGTTTGCCGATCAGAAAGCCGGTTTGCTGCCAGATTGGGCTGTAGATCCACAGGGTATGCCAAAAGGCATTGAGCGTGATGAGTTAGACGAAATTATTAAGAAGTGGGGCAGATAATGCGGAAGGGTTTACGGCAAGCTTCACAGTTAGCAAAAGGCTTGCTTGATTTGTTTCATTATTCTGATGAGGTGCGGCCAGTTATTGACCCGTTGCAGCATTTAACTAACCCAAATGTTCGCGGCATGGAGCGTGAGTTAGCTTATGGAACGCGGTTATCTAAGTACGGTGAAGTGCCAGAAGTAATCTATGACCCTTACCCGCCCCAATCCTATTTTGGAACATCGGGATATACACCAGAAAGCGGGTTAGGTGGCGTAATTCACAGAGCGCCAGCGGAAGCAGAAGGGTTTTATGATGTATCAGAAGATTTTAGAAAGTTTATGCCTTTAGCACGAGAAGAAGTAATGGACAGACTGGCAGCATTTGATAAGAAACTTTCACCGCCAGAAGTAAACGCAATGGTGCAAGGTAGGGCTATGAGCCTTGCAAAAGAGGCCAAATATTTAGGTTTAAGCAATAGAAAATATAGGCCAAATGTATATACTCAATTTAACAAGGTGATCCCGCAAGAGGTTCAACCGTTGGGGCAAGAAATGATGTCACTGGTGGAATACCTAGAGAGCATAAAAAAATGACAGAATATGAAATAGAAGTTGATGATATGGGGCTGGGCTTAATGCGTAGTGATCCATTTTATAAAAGCATTGAGATTATTCGGCAAGAATCTACCGGCACAATGCAGAAGCGTTATTTGGTAAAAGTAATAGAAAGTGAAGAAAATGCCTATTACAAATTACAATGAACTAAAATCCAGCATAGCTGATTTTCTTAACAGGGATGATCTAACGTCAACAATCCCTAGTTTTATTGCTTTGGCTGAAGCTAACTTTAACCGCAGAATTAGACATTGGCGGCAAGAGAAGAGATCAACAGCTATTGTAAGCGCACAATACACTTCTTTTCCTTCTGACTTTATGGAGCCAATTAGGTTCAGCCTTACAAGCGACAACACGCGGCGGCTTGAGATGGTGGGTCAAGGAACCATGATGGAGATGCGCGAAAACAATAAAGACACATCAGGCATACCTCAGTTCTTTGCTATTACTGATGGATCGTTAGAGTTGTTTCCTACCCCAGCGTCAGATCATACAGTTGAGATGGTTTATTATGGTAAACCACCAGCACTGAGCGATAGTAACGCTACAAATTGGCTGCTGACTTACTATCCTGATGCGTACCTTTACGGATCTCTTATGCATAGTGCGCCTTACTTGGCAGACGATGGCCGTATCCAAATATGGGCGGCATTGCTGCAAAGCGCAATTGATGGTATAAACCAAGACAGCGAAGAGGCAAAGTTTAACAGCGCGGGGCAGCGCATTAAGATTAGGAGTTACTAATGGCAACCTTGAATGATAGGGTACTAGATAACGGCTTGACCGTTCTGGACACCGAAGCAAATAGAGTTGATATATGCTCATCAGAGCCAACCACATATGCCGCTGCAACAAGCACACTGACGCTTGGCAATGAAACCAGCATAAGCATATCAGCCCCTGCTGATGCCTCGCCAAACGGACGTAAGGTTACGCTGTCAGCTATCACTGGCGCATCTGTTACTGCTACCGGCACGGCAA